TTCTCGCGGGAACAAATTCCCTTGGGCGTCTCTATCCTTTGAGTGAAGATATCGATGCCCGACGTGAACTTGTGCCGGTCGAACTTGTCAAGGTCTGGCTCAAGGCTTTCGAAGTCAACGTCTAGCCAGTTGCATAGCCAATCGATGGCATATTGCCAGCTAACCGTGTCGTCGCCCTTGGTCATCCACCCTTTCTCCTGATGGGATAGTACACCGCGAACCAGACCGATGATGTTCCCTTTGAAGACTCGTTCGCAGTGTTCGGACATGCAATGCCAGAATCCGCGACTCTTGTAGCCGTCAGGGTAGAGGTTGAAGTTGCTACTCTTGCCGCCGTGGACGGGGCAGGCACCATTGAACTTCGAGGCACGCATACGTGCCTTTATGCCCAACTCGTCTAACAGGTCTTCAAGGCGATACAGGGCTTTCTCCATCAACAGCCCGCTCTTGGCGTAATAGACCGGGTCGTCATTCGAAATCAGGTTCGGCTTTCTTCTTCCGCCCCCTACGTTTTGGTTTTTCTTCGTCGGCGTCGTCGGGCTTTTCTTCGTCGTATTCCACTTCGAAGCCTTTACTGCCTGACTTTTTGCCCTTTGCCACTTCATTGCGGGTCCGCCCTTCTACAAGTTTCGCCGTCGCCCCCTGAAACTTGAGGTTGATATAGTCTCGGTCACCCAAGGCTTCTCCGTGGCGACTGATGACGGGGACTAGTTTGAGGTTGCCCTCTTCGGCCCCTCCGTCTTCGGCTAGTTCTTCCTCAGTCTTACGCTTCAGGATGGTGAAGTTAGCACATTTCCAGATGATACGGTCAGAGCCAGCGGCCCCGGCTGTCGTTTCCTTGTCGATACCGTCGCGATTCAACTGAAGCATCGAGAGAATGGGCACGTCACATCTTGCCGCCAACCTAAGCAGCGACAACATCTGAAAGCCAAGAATCTGATACTCTTTGAAGTCGCCGTTGCCGAACTCGCTGGCGTCGGTTAACTGAAGGTAGTCGTACGCTACCAAGCAATCCTTAGTGCGTCCGTGCTCGTCGGTTCCTACGTTTTTCAGAACCCAACGGCGAATAGTCGCCACCTGTTCTTCGAACGACTTGTTGATGACGCTTTCATATTCATACGGAATCGACTTAAGATACTTGGCGGCTGCCCTCACAGCGGCTCGTTTCGTAGGGTCGGTCGCATACTTACCGCTTTCAATCTCTTTGATAGGAACGCCGCTCAAGTGAGCAAGAATACGAGCAAGGTGTTCCTCTCTCGACATTTCAGTGTCAAGGTTAAGGACGGGCACCCCTAGAACGCCCGCGACGTGCAACGCAACATTATCGATGAATACTGTCTTACCGGTCTTAGGTCTAGCCGCGACGATGTTGACGGTGCCCCGTCGATAGCCGCCCCCGATGCAAGTGTCATAGATACCAAACCCGCTAGAGATGCCGACGATTTCGCGGGGGTTGTTCTCCAGGTTGTCTAGGTACTCGTCGACCCCGTAAGCGATGTGTTTCGGCCCCTCCATCTCGGAGGAGTTGATTTTAGCCACATACTCAAACAGGGGATTCTCAAGTATCCCGACAATCGTGTTGAGCGACTCATCCCCACTCAACCCTCTCAGGTCACGTCTCGCTTGTGCGGAGATTTCGTCAATCATCTCCGCGATTCTAAGCTTGACTAATTTCCCTGCCTCTCTTCTGACTGTCTCTTTCTCGACCGGATAGTTCTGATAGGTCCGAAGATGACGCTTCTCTTCGGGCCTGTCGACGATATCTAACACGCCCACAGCTTTAGCCGCCGATAGAATCGACGGTAGGTCTAGCGGCCTATCCCCATCCTTGTAGTGATACTCGATGCTTTTGTATAACGCCGCGTTGAAGTTATCCGTAAAAACATTAGCATCAATCAAGTCGGATACGTCTACGAAAGAATCATAGCCGTGTCTGAAGATACCAGACATTACCGAGATTTCAGCCGCTTTATCCGTGAACGCTTTCTTTTCCTTGTCCATCCTACCACCAACTTAATGAATACAGTCGTTGCAGATATACTTCGTCTTCGCGTCTACTTTTTCACATTCCCACGGATACACTTCGTAGTCACCGTTGCACCCACCTTGACAACGGACAGAGATTTTTGTCGCGGCAGGACGCGACGCACCAGGCTGGCCCGGTCGGGGAGAAAGCTTCGCTTTGCGTAGCTTCGAATCGACTTTAGCATGGTTAGCAGGAAGTCGGACATCGTATTCCTTTGCGTTGAATTGGTTCTTGAAATCTGACCCGGCCATACTCTCACGCCGAGAGTAGGTGTGGGCCTTGCCGTCTGGACCGACGAACTCACCGCCGTTGCCGCGACCACGCCCCTTGGGACGCGACGGGGCGATATAGCTAGCGGTTTCGTCTGCCTCTTCCACAGGTTCCGAGATAGTCTTTTTAGCCCTGGACGGGGTCTTGGTCGTCTTAGGGGGTTTGGACACTATCTTGGAACCCCTAGGGGCCTTGCTGGCGGTCTTTTTGGGCTTGGCCTTGGTCGCTTTGGCGGCTTTGGCCTTCGCCTTGTCTTCTTCCTTCAACGCCTTGACCTGATCGGACAACTCTTTGGCTTTGTCGTACAAGCCGGTCATCATTGCCGAGACTATCTTGACCTCCAAGGCGGCAATCTTCGGGTTCTTCTTAGCTCTTGGCATATTGCCTCCGTTTCGTCATCTGTAAGTTTTCTAATGTGTTAGATATTTTCTCCAATCGTTTGCTCAAGAACGACAGCCGTTGAATCACCAATTCGTGAGTGTTCTGGTTCTCCCAGAATGCCCGAGCGTGGTCATTGTCGTGAATGGCGGCAAGCCACTTTTCTCTCTGACCGTAGACGTTGTAGTTGGATAGCACGCCACCAACCAACGCTTCGATTTGGCACTGGCAAAAGAACTTCTTCGACTCGTGCCGGTTAATCAGGTCTTGCAGATAGTAAGCGTAGGCGTCAATCTCATACGCGATTTCCCCCAAGTCTTCCGGGGCATAGCGTGAGAGTTCGCTACGGGTCATGGAAAGATACTGGTCAATCGAGCGAGTCTCAGGCTGAGGCAACCCTTTCTTCACAAGGTACTCTTCAAGCTTCTCGCTTCGTTGGTCGATTCTATCTTTCGCGGATACGGGTTCTCCAGCCATCTACGTCTTCCCAATGTGGTAGCACCACTAATTTGATGTTGTTGATTTCACACCATTCTTGCTTGTTCGCGTCCCGCTTGCAGGCGTCGATAAAGTTTGCTTTGGTGCCATGAAAGTGTTTGTTGAACTTATAGTGCTGTTCTCCGTGAACCTCAACCATCAACTTCTGACGGGAGAGGTAGAAGTCAGCTTTCAGTTGGCCACTCCCCGGCAAGGGAACCTCTTCTAGAACCGGGCTAGTCGGATAGAGTTCGTTGAGTAACTCCCGAGCCGCCTTGTGCAAAGAAGAACGCGGACGGGTGTCGTCCGCGTTCACTTGAAGTCCGGTTAGATTCCAGGGGTATTCCCGGTTGTCTAATCCTCTTACTTTCATTCCGAGATACCTAGCAGATGGTCGATGACGTTGTAGCAGTCCTGACGGATGTCTTCGGGGGCGAGAGTCAACACATCGATGAGCAGAGACGACTCTTTGGCGTACACGATTCTCCAGTCCTTTGGGCCAGCCCACGCATCGCGGAGATTGTCAAGCCGGTCTTCAACCTTGAGCCATTGGGCGTCGGCGTCAGTAATAGTCGCCCAATGTTCACGGTCAATAGCCTTCTTTTCAGCACGACTCCCACGCAACCCCTTCGACGGGTTGGTCATAGCAACAACGTATCCACACACCCGTTCCCCAAACAGTTGGTCGATTGTGTGAGGTTCTACCTTACAGTCTTCAACCACGTCATGAAGCCATGCTGCCGCAATCAAGGCGGGTTCGGCACCTTTCGTCATTAAGGTCGCTGCGATGCGGGCCGGATGGGCAATGTAAGGTTGAGCGTGGTACTTACGGTTCTGCCCTCTGTGGGCAGCAGCGGCGAACATCGCGGCCTCAATCATCAACTTACCACCATCACAAGCTAATGGTAGCGTGTAAAGCATCTCATTATCCTCAACACAACAAGGGATACAATGTTGGGCGATGTTGCCCTCAGAGTGACATGGACAGTGACAGTCTTTTCTGTTTCTCATTCTGAAATCGCCTCTTTGACGGCCTTGTCTAGCAACTCGGCCGAATCCGGGTTTTCCTCGAAATACGTAATCAGGCTTTCAGCCCCACGAATCTTCACCGGTTCCGGCATGAAGTTTAGCGTGTAGTTGCCGCCCCCGCCCTTTTCGATGATGAACGGAAGCGTCTCGGCTACTTTGATGTTCTCATAAACCTCGTCTAGTCCATGACCGTAACGGTGCCAGCTAACCGCCTCTCGATTCGGCGGGCCGAGTGGGGTACGCTCAATCTTCCAATGGATTTCCTGGCCGATTTCCGTTTCTTTGTCGCCGCTTCCTATCGTCCACGACTTGAAGAATTCGGTTCGCATCTTCGTCGATAGCTGATAGTCGACCTTGCCACCAATGGCTTCAAGCCACTTCTTCCCCTTGGGGTTGAGGTTGGCATACAAGTGAGCTATGCAGATTACAATATGCTTGTTGACCGAGATGACCGGCCCCATTCTTCGGCAGAACGAAGCAACTAACTTGCTGGTGCCACCCATCTTGTAGGTGCCCAAGTCATTGGTCATTTCACTTTCATCACACATGATTGAGATGGAATCGATGATGACCAGCAATCCCGTCTCTTGCGTTAAGTAGGTTTCAACAATACCTAGGAAGTCTTGAGCAGAGAGTATCTTCCCCTGCCTTGACTGGATAATGTCAAGATTTGAAGCATCCAAGCCGGGAATACCATTCAGGTCGCGTCGTTCTGCCCGATTCTCTGCATTGACATAGACGGGTCTACGTCCCGCCTTCTGGCACTTGCCAGCGAAGTGAAGACATGTCGTACTCTTACCGCATCGTGGCGGGCCGGATATGACAACAAGAGAACCTTCCTGCAACCCGCCGCCTAGAGCATTGTCTAAGGCGGGGGATATTCCTATGACTTTCTTGTCGTTCTCTAGGATGTCCTGTCCGGTGACGACTACGCCCGCCCCGTACTTTTTGATGATTTCGTCGGTGGTACTTAATGAATCGAGATTCTTCCCGTTATATGATGATGGTAGCTTGATGAGTGGCTTGGACTTTTTGGCGGGCTTTTTCTCTGGTGGTGTTGGTGTTTCGATTTTCTTCTTTGCCATTACAAATCATTCAACCTGTCTTTTAGGCTTCGGCCTACTCGCGTAACGGGCCTTGGCAGTTCTTTGATGTTTGCGGCTTGTGGAGTCGGAGCATTCTCAATACGCTTTCGTTGGAGTTCAAGTTTCTGCTGTTCTTGCTGAACCATCGGCTTGAAGAACGGTGCCCCCAGCGAGTAGACCCGCTTTGCGTCGGGACGCCTTAAAGCCGCCATGATGGCGGCAATGTCATACTCTTTCAACAACTTATTCGCATGATTTATCTGCTGACGAAACAAGGTGTTCCAAACGCCCTGTTGCCAGAATAGTGGAACAAGCGTGTCGTCTTGAGATTCGGCTTTCCGTTCGCAAGCCAATTCCGCGAGTCTTTGGCCTGCGGTTATCCAGCCCCCGCCGTAATGGGACTCGTAACAACTCTTCTCCGTCTTTTCTTTGGCCATGTATATTTATCCAAAAAGGCAGAGGGCGGGTTTCCCCGCCCTTTGCATCATCGGTCTGGTCTGCGTCGTTGTTCTTCCCAATCTTCCTTGACTTGTGCGGTGAACCCGACCGTCTCTTGTCGTCGTCGGATGAGCACATTCCCTAATACCTTGAGCCAGTTATCCATCTTGGCCCGGCCGCGTCGGAAAACATCCTTGTCGAAGACGACCCCAGGATTGTTGGTCAGCATCCCGAGTTCGTATTTGCCGTCGACCACTTGGGCAATCAGTGCCATCCCGTAGGGGTGAAGCTTGGTCCGGTTGAGTTCGAACAGAAGGCCCGAGTCAATCAGCAGTTGAACCGTTTCCTGCTGATTCAGTTGCTTGGGAAGGTGAGTGGCAGCCCCCGCACTCTTTCCCTGCCTTTCCTTCGTCCCGCTTGACATAGACTTCCTCCGTTTCGTGGTGAGGTGATGACAGAGCGTCGTCTATTCCATTATAGGTGCGAAACCGCCCGTTGTCAACTGCCGGGCGATTAATGTCGGGGAGTCGAAGTCCGGTTCGCGGTCGATGTGCTCCATCAGCGTAAATTCAGGCACTTTGAAGCGTGCTCCCTGGATCTTGCCATCCATCAAGACGCCTACAACATAAGCATGTATCGTCTCATTGTCTCCCCAAATCGCGAAAACCGACTTGACGAAATAATATCCGTCAGCGTTGGCGGGTCCGATAACGATGCGGTTCGACCGGAATTGCAGCCAGAATTGGGTGATGTGGAGGTGATTGGCCGTACAGTAGTTTTTGAGTCGAACCCACGCTGAGGGTTCAGCAACGCCCGGCCTGTTGTCGTCCTGATAAATTATCTCACCGTTTGAGAGTTCAACCTCCCAATGGGGTTGGTGAAAGACGAATTCGTCGACCGACCGGCACAGGTCATCTGATGTAGTGTACTCGGTCACTGTAAGCCGCCTTCTGTTTCTTGTCAGCTTCTTCTCTCTGCTTGTTCACTTTCGCTTGCAGTTCGGCGGCTTTGACCAAGTCGCCTTCCGCTATCGCCCGTTTGACCTCGACTTCAAAGACGTAATCCTTATCCCGGTCTTCGGTCGCCATAGAAGACGCTTCGGTCATCGCAACAACGCCCTTGGCCGGTCGGTGAAGCATTCGGTTGGCGTGAGTAGTCTTGCTTCTCCCAGAACGATACTCGGAGATGACTTGGACGGGCTTGCCCAATTCCACCGCTAGTTGTGGGTCGGTCCAACTCGGGTTGTTGTCGATGAAGAACCTCTCGCTTTCCTTGAGAACTACAACTTCCGGTTCGGGTACTTCACCACCAATTTTAGTGCTGCCCGTATTGAACCGTGCTCTAGGGGTTGCTTTTTTCTTAGCCATTCAACACCATCCTTTCGGCATCCAGGCGATAAGCCCCAATCTTGGTAGACAGGAATCTCACATAAGCATTGAACGCTGGTTCTGTGACTTTTTTGAACTCGTATCTCATCGACCCTCTACGGGCCTCAATTCTCGTGTCGTCGCCTTCTCGGTAGTAAATCGAGTAGGGGTTCAGCATGTGGCCACGGTCCGGCCCTTCGACTGCGAACTTAACAAAATGGGTAACCACTGAACCATTTGTTACTCTCTTGCATGCAGCGACATTTTCATTGTTTGTGTGGTTACCTTTAATGTCGATACAGAAGGCTAAGCCCTCCTGGTCTTTGGGGAGTGCTCCGTTAACAAATGACGGCTTACGCTTCGTCTTGTCGGGGGTTTGTCTTGGAGGCTGTCGGAAGACAGCCTCATCGAAATCACTTTTAGGCATATGCTTTAATTACCCCCGTTTGAATCATCATCACTTCTTCTCCGTCGCTACCAACTTCAGGTTCGACGCTAATACGTGACGAGTAGTCGGTGGTTCCAAGGGCGATGAGACCCTTGATTTTCTTGGAAAAACTCCGGTCTCCGCAGTGGGCACAGCGGGCCGCGTAGTTCATCTCAACGTCGCAATCCTTGCGGATTACTATGATTTCAGCTAGAGGGGCTTCGCATCCCGAGCATTCCAGGACGTGGTGTTCCTCGTAGGCCACTCCCTTGAACACATGATTGTCTAAATTTCGTTTCGTTAAATTGAGGTCTGCCATCTTGAGACACTTCCTTTGAAATAGTTTCGAGTAATGATTTGAGTTTGGCTATGGTCAGTGCTCTGTCCTGACCCCTTAGTTCGAAGAGTTCGATGTTCGTCGCAGAAGCTTCCGGAGAGTATTTGCCATCAGGGAGAAGCCTGTGTACTTCCCAAGAGATTTGAAGAATCGCTCCATGGGGCGAGAGGTCGGTGCCTGTTCCACTATCGTTGGTGTCTGACATGGGATTTCCTTTGCTTGGGATGCTGCGATTTCGCGTCTCTTGCGGTCCAGTGCGGTAAGCCGTTCCTGTTCGGTTCCGTAGGGGTTGTGGATATAGACATCGCCAAGTTTCAACTTAGCATCTTCTGGGAATCTGGGGATGGTCAATACGGCTGTTGGTAGCTGGGGCTTGTTGCTGCGAGGCATATGCATCGCCAGGTATTCAGCCACATCAAGAGTCGCCGGGACGCGTTCGATGGTTCGGGTTGGTCTGAGGCGTTGTTGTAGCCTTAGCGTCTCACCCCTATCATACTCGCTGATAGGCTTTCCGTTTGCACGGCATTCGTCGGTAGCTCGTACCTCTTTGACTGTGCTCATGTCTTTTTTCCTTCCATAATGTACTTGAGTCCTGCTGGAGTTACGGGGTCGATTTTTACGGGCTTGCCGTCCTTAATCTCAACGTTCCCGCCGTACTTAGCGAGGTTCGTATCAATCTTGTCGGACTTACGCCACCATGGGCGTGGGGCTTTGGGCAACTCTGCCCGCCCTGTCTTGCCCCTCTGGTTGTGGGCCTCACGTTTGTCTTCTAGTTCGTAGCGTCCCATCTTGGCGGTGTTGCGTTCTGCCAGAAGGCCGACCGTTTTCGGCTCGGCCTTGACAAAGAGATGGGCCGCATGGATGACTCGTTCTAGCCCGTCCAAGCAATTGCATTCCTGGCAGTGTTCTAGCGGGGCATCCTTAATACTTTGATGAATCTCGAATTCATCTTCGCATTCGGTGCAGCGGTAATGGTAGTTTGGCATATCTAAACTATCCTGAGTTGTTTTTCCATTGTAAGAGTTCGCCGCGAGGCGAACTCAGTAGTAGCCTATCGGACAGCCTGCCGGTAGGTCGTGAGATGTTACACCTAAACCGTCCTGAGTGGAATTTTCGGTCTCCAAAAATTCCGGACAGAGTTCTATATCAGGTATTGGTTCTAGATTGGGGCTAACTTCAAGTTCGCCCATCTCTGTTTCGATAATGCAGTCGGTAAGTAAAGGCATATCTACGCACGGCGTTTGGTTGTATGCGTGGAATGTGCGTTTGAGCGGTTTAAGTGTGGAGATATTCCAGCGAGGTTTGGTCTTGATGTGAGGGGCGACGACGATTGCCGCCGCCCCTCCGAAGATGCGTGAGAAGAACGAACGTCTGTCAATCACTTTGAGAATCCTTCCACGACTTCCAGTAAGCATGGCTTACAGATATCGTAGCAATCACCGTCACCGGTTACGACGATGTAGCACTGTACTTTGTGCTTACTCCATAGTTCGTCGAATTTCTGTGCGTTCGGACTGTTTGCTGGCCAGCTAAAACTAGAACCGGGAAAGAGGGCGGTCATCGTGTCGACCACCTCTTTGTGCCACTCCGGATGCTTGTCGTTGCATCGTTGACAGACGCTTAGTTCATACGTGTCCATTAATCGAGTCCTGCTTCAACCAACCGGGCGACGGTCGGGTGTCTTACGATGTCCTGTCGTCCCAGGCGAACGACCGAGACGCCTTCGATTCCTTCGAACTTTTCGGCGTAGTAAACACAGGCTACGGGCCTGACTGGCAAGTCGGATTGTTCGCTGTCGCCAGTGATGATGAGTTTCGACCCCTTTCCAAGACGGGTCAGGAACATCTTCATCTGTTCTTTGGTGGCGTTCTGAGCCTCATCGAGAATCACTATAGCATTACGAAGCGTTCTTCCTCTCATGTGTTCGAGAGATGCGATTTCGATTCTTTCTTCTTCCTGAAGGGACTTCACTTCAGAGACGGTGAAGAAGTGGTGCAACTCATCAAAGAGGGGTCGTAGATAAGGGTCCATTTTCTGTTCGATACCGCCAGGCAAGAAACCCATGGTCTTACCGACTTCGATGAGCGGTCGGACAAGGATGATTTTCTTTTTGTTCTTGTCGTCGTCTAGCAAGTTAGCCTTGACGAATTCGACAGCCTTGCCTACGGCAATGTGAGTTTTGCCGCTTCCCGCTGGACCCATACAGAAAACGATATCGCTAGCATCAATACAGTCCATGTAAAGTTGCTGACGCTCGGTTTTCGCCACCAGCCTACGCATCTTACGTTCGTAGATATTTTGCACGCCTCGCGTCGAACGGGACTCGGACCCCTCAGCGTAGGTTCGATAGTCTCTACGTTCCATGCGGTCGTCGCGGTTGAACTTACGCTTGCCATATCTACTGTTGCTCATTCTCGATTTTTTGGACATTGTTTGCACCCTTAAATGAGGGTAGTGAAGATAAGTAAGGAATCCACTCTTCAGGGACTCTATCTTTCCAAGGACTTAATCCTAGAAACATCTCTCCATAGGCTGGCTTAACCGGTGTCTTCAGGGGGAACATCTTCGCTTCCTTACATGACTTGTCGGCCTTGCGATTGTTGCAAGACCTACAAGCTGTAACGATATTCTCCCAACAGGTCGGGCTACCTTTTCCTGTCCACTTACTTCTCGGAATGACGTGGTCGAATGTCAAATCTTTTGCGTCGGGCTGTATGCCGCAATACATACAGTGCATGGCGTCACGAAGATAAACGTTCTTTTTACAAAAAGGGGCACTTCTCGTTTCGCGATTGACGAATCGCTTGCACATCACTACGGCGGGAATCGTATAGTGCCGACCATGACCATCCTTGATTTTATCGCCTTTATAAAAATCCATCTCAAGCATGCGGTTTTCATGCACAAGCACGATGGCTCGCTGCCAGGAGATGATGGTCAGTGGTCGTCCGTTTGCATTAAGCACCAAAGTCCTATAGCTACGCACAACACATGTCCTTAGTCGATTGAATAGATAGTGGCGGTAACATTTCGGTCCTTAAGACAATCAACGATTATACCTTGAATGATACACCGTTCACCGCCCGCCAAACCGCATCCGACCCATGGGAGGGAGACGGATAGTCCGTCCACTTCCGCGTATTTGAACACCGTTTCCAGTGCCGTTCTAACGGCCTCATAGTCGACGTACAGTCCGCCGTCATAGCCGAACTTGTCCTGAGTCGCCATGTTAGCAATGATAAGATTGCTGTTCTTGGTTTGGACTAACTGAATCTGTCCGAGATGCCAACCATGCTTGTTGAACTTTTCGAGATAGGCCGCTCGGACTTCTGGATATAGCTTGGCGATTTGCCCTGCTACCCCGCTACCGAATCCCCCACGACAATTGCAGCCGTGGGCGATAATCCCATCCTGTACGTCGAACAGACTTCCCTTGATGAATTTCAAGGTTCCCATTGTCATTTCCTGTTAGTGTTGAAATCGGCTCGGATATTTCCAAGCTGAATAGTTACCGGATACGGAGTGTTGAACTTATGGACTTCACCGTTCACGTCTCGTACGTGCATCACGTTATCCGTCCACCAAATATCACTCTCGATATCCTTGACTTCAATCGTCCTTTGTCGCGGCCGGACATCGAGGATGGCGTAGCCCATCTCAGCCCAGCCGTAAATTCCCGTTCGACGGGGAAGGTCTTGCCCCGGACAAACGATATGAGGTTCCATGATTAGCTTTCGCAGCTAGCACATGTTAGAATATTTCGTGTAAATGCCTGAGCCGCATTGACGCTGATTTGATAGTATAGAGATTTTACGCCAAGTCGCCAAGCCTCAATAATAAGGGCGTTCACATCTTTAATAGGTACGCTCGGATGAATCATGAGGTTGGTAGACTGTCCTTGGTCGATAAACTTTTGACGTTGCGAGACCTGAATGATGATTTCCTTGGGGCTAAGTTCTGCAAAAGTTTTGAACACAGCCTTCTCATAATCCGTCAAAAATTCTAGATGTTGAACGCTACCACCGTGTTGCA